GTGGAGGATAAGACAAAAATGGATGCCTGAGAGGAGGTGGTCCGCATATCTCCCGCCGCGGGGTTAAGCGGGCGTTGCGATATCGCAATTTGTGACGTCACAGCTTATCACGGCCCGGGGACATCCCTGGGCCTTATTTTGATTGGAGGTACAATATGACAGCATTATCAAGGAGACAGGCCGTGATTGACAAGTATGCAGGAATCATAGGACGCAACCTATACAGCCAGTCCCTGAGGGACTACTGCTACGTACGATATAAGGACGGAAATTATTACAGTGACTGCAGCAGCTCCATCTGCCTTACCTATGAGGCAGTAGGGCTGGGATTCGGTAATCTTAACACTGCCGGCATCTACCAGTCCAAGAAGCTGACCACGGTGGACGCGGACATAGCCCAGGGCATCCCGGATATGTCCAGGCTCCGGCCAGGGGACATGCTGCTGTTTGCCGGCACGGATGCCAGCAGGCCAAAGCGGATAGGCCACGTGGAGATGTACTGTGGCAACGGCATCATCTGCGGCCACGGTTCCGGCAGGCCATCCTATAAGGACCTGGTGGCCTATTGTAAGAGCCGCTACAACTCCTGGGCATCAGGCGGATGGCGTAAGGGCCTGGTATGCGTGCGCAGATACATACAGGATGATATAGCGCAGGAGCCGGAACAGCCCAGGAAATCCGGCTGGGAGCAGGGCGCAGATGGGACCTGGAGTTTCTTCCTGGGCAATACCGGGGAGCCGGTGCGCAACTCCTGGTATCTGGACACGGACGGCAAGTGGTACTGGTTTGACGGTGCGGGACACATGGTCACCGACACCTGGTATCAGTACAAGGGCGCCTGGTACTACCTGGGGGCTGACGGGGCTATGGTCCAGGGGCTGCAGGCCAGCGGCGACAACTACTATTACCTGATGCCGGACGGCAAGATGGCCACGGAGCCAGTGACACTGACGCCGGACAAGGACGGGGCACTGCGGTGGCCGGGCCTGGGAGAGTAAAATAAACTTGATTTCCTGCCCCATCTGATATATAATATAATCAGTAGCAGATGGGGCCAATAATCATCACCGCTCCCCCAACCTGAGAGGCGTGGATTGAAAGAAATTGTATGAGATTTACAACCGTACAATGTACTTGTCTGGGATGGGAAACCATCCCTGTGGGTAGAAATAAGTTATATTACATTTAAGAAAAGGCGTGTAGCTTCGGCTATGCGCTTTTTGCCTTTTTAATCGCATTGCCGGTACCCATACAACATGTCACGGAGTTTGTATATTTCACGGTTGATGGCCGCTATCTGGTTGGCTTTTCTATCATGCTCAATCCAGAACCTGGATGCACGAGGGAGGCCATTAAGTTCCCTGTCAGTCATGCCCCTATAGGGCTTTGAGTGGCGGAACCCCAGGAGCCTGTCCTCAAGGACATTGCGCCGCTTCTCCAGCAAGGCAATCCTGGCCTCTATCTCCTTGAGTATCCTTTCAATCGTCATCCTCTTCGTCCTCCTTTATTTCTTCCACATCATAACGATATGGATACCAATCACCCAGGGGCGGGTGAATTTAACTATATTTTCCCAAAATTTTCGCACTGCATTTTTGCTTCTTTTAATGTATTACATCTGCAAAATTCCACTCCCTCACATTCACATACCCATGCGTTTTTTCTTACCATAAAAGAATTGTTTATGATTACAAAACGCTTTCCTTTTTCAACCGCTTCATAGTCATGAGGCAAAAATGAATCTTTTGCATCACCTATTTTCTTCCATTTCATACAGTATCCTTTCTGCCTTCGTGACCTCCGGGGCGGGTGAATTTAACGATATTTTCACAAGATTTCGCCGTCTAATGCTTTAATGATTTGATTTGCGTACCCATCAAACCACTGCACCCAGAGATGGACCTTCTCTCTTGTATCAGCGTCCAGTATTAGACCACAGGTCTCCATGGTAGCAAGTCTTTTTATTTCTTCAGCGGCTCCTCGTATCTGGGCTATCTTCCCATTCTTCATATACATCCTAATCCTCCTCTTCCTTGCGGCTCATGCCGCACTCCTGCATCTCCTCATCGGTTCCATCACAGGGCCAATTTGTCTCCCTCTCTTCCTGCTCCTCGGCGGTGCTGTAGTACTCACAGTAACCATGCCTACTCCATTCGCATCTCATAATCCACATCCTCCGTTCTTTTCTGCGAGAGGGGAAACATGTCCCCTCAATCATGAATAGTACTCTTTCAAATTCAGGAAATATTGGTTTGCTTCTTCTTTATCTTCAAAGACTTTGTGGTGGAGATAATTTTCCTCACCTGTCTTTTTGTCAATGGTCAAACCAGTGACCAAGTATACAGTTTTTGTGACTCTGTAATCATCCTTATTAAGTGTCCCGCGCCAGAACCTTGTCTTGCCCATGCACTTGACCTCGTTGTATTGCCGGGTCCTTATGATTACCTTAAAGTCCTCGGTATCCTCCATTGCATAATCCTTTATCTGCTCATTTACAAGAGAATCATAATATGGCTTGATTAATCTTTTCCACTCCGCATCATGTTTGCTGATGCGCTCATTCATGGCCTCATCGGTCCATGTCCTAAATCCATCCCCCTGTGACCTTGCCATCTAATTCCTTTCTCCCCTGGAAACCGCCAGGGGACGGATGTATGTTATGTTTATCTTCCGATGTACTGTCTGTTGGCTGCGTCTACATCGTCATACTTACCAACAATATACTGGTTAGTTACTAAATCTACGTAACCGCATTTGTAGGAGCCTTTGCCGCGGCCATTTGCGGTGAAGCAGTTGATGGTGAGGTACGCCCTCTTGGCCCCTTCTTTTTCCCACTTCTTTACAGCTACCCGGCGGTCAACGCCAGCATTGATGTGGTAATCCCCATAAGCCATAGCCTCAAGGTTTGTCTTTAAGGTTTCCAGTAAGCTTTCCATCGTTCCCTTTGCTTCCTTCCACGCCTGCCTGAGTGCGGCGCTCCTTGTCATTGCCGTTTTCCTTACTAATTCCCATGCCCGCTTCATGATGTTTGATAAATTATATTTCTTCATTATTGTTCCTCCTGTTTTTGTTTTCCGTTCTCTTAACTTCTGACTATATTATATCACTAATATTCGTGAATGTCAATATAAAAAATCACCTTTTTTAGAGAAAATATTTGACAATTGTTTAAACCTGGATTATTATAGAAGGAGATAGTATGAAAGGGGGGAAATGGAATTGCTAGAATATAAAATCGATATAATAGAGGAATTAAAAAAGGCAGGTGTTAATACAACAATAGCTAAAGAAACTGGCGTATTTGGACAATCTACAATGCGAAAATTTAGAGAAAATGACACCTCGATTTCTTTGGATAATCTTAATCGCTTATGCTGTATCCTTGAAATGCAACCTAGGGATATTATAAGATACATCGAAACCGTAGATGATAGAGAAAAAATAATATCTAAAATTCGTGAAAAACAAATTGACAATCACGAATAATGGTGATATAATGAATATAGTTAAGGGGGGAACTAAACCTTAATGAATGGCCGGGGCAAGCCGGGGAGAGGAGGAACACATGGACGTGAACATGTCAGAAGCAGCAAGATTAATCTTGGGATTAAGGAATGCCGGGTGGGATGAAAAGGATATAAACGATTTTATCCTCTATATCGAAACCGGGGAGGAACAGTACAAACCACAGCAAAAAAATAAGCCTACGGAATAGGCTTAAGGAAATGAACCAGGGGAGGGCGGGCTTGCCACCGCTCCCCCGATTCAAATATAAGTATAGCAAAACTTAAGGGGGATATCAATATGAAAACATTTAGAGGATATATAAATTATGGATGTCTGGCCGCTGAGAAACGTCCGGTATTTACCGGAGGAAATCCTCATCCGACAGCAGCAGAGAGTGAACCAGTGGAATACACGGTACCAGAAGGATGGCTCTGTGATGAAACCGAAACAGGAATAGTATTAACAGCTCCATGGGGGTGGACCTATTCTCCAAATGAATTGTTAGAGGGAAAAGAAAATCCATATTTCTGTGCTATCAATAAGGATGGAAAAGAAATACGAACAAAATTAGAATGGAGGAACATAAATATGAAAAATGCTAACGTATTTAATTTAGGCAAATTTTTTGCTTATGCAGAGGATGTACAGATAGCGTATGATTTAAAGAAAGGACATCCCGCATCCCAAACAATAGGAAGCGAATTTTACGAAAGGGTATCTCATGGATACATGACCGCCGCAGATGCTGTTAACAAGATGACAGATAAAATGAAAGACTACGAATCTTATCTGAGTAAATTAAACGACCCACAAATAGATGAAATGCTAAACGGAGGGAAAAAAATATTATCAAACATCCATTTTGATGAAATGCCTCAGAAGGTGACTGAATCCGATGAAATAGCAGCTCAATTCGCAGTTGGATTTATGTCCGGGGGAAAGCCAATAGAAAGTTAATAAAAACAAGAAACCAGGACCAGACATGAAAAAGCAAGAGGAAAATATGAAACAGCAGAAGAAAACTAAGTCTATAGGTGAGAAAATGAAATCCACGCATACATACCAGCGGCAGGAGGAAATCCTGCTGGACTGGGCGGATGCCTGGGAGAAGGATTTTAATAAAACACATGAGCTTATCAGACAGGCTGTCAGGGCAGAGGAAAAGGGGTTGGCCTTGCGCTACAGTGACCAGTTGACCGCCCTAACCCAAAAGCGGTTCCAGGCCCTGGAAAATATCATCTATAAGGTATGTGACCCCAAACGGATAATGAAGGACCAGGATGCCATCGGGGGCAACCCGGTGGAGCCGGAACATATTGCTCCGCCGGAATCAACATTGGAACAGCCGGACGCAACATCGCAACCTGAATCAATGACACCACAGGGTAACCAGGAAACACTGGCTGAAAGAGTGGTGAGGTATTACAAGCAGGGGAAGGACGCTAAGGAGATTGCAATCATGTGCGAGATAAGCGACCATAAGACCATCAAGATATTAGTAACAGCGGGCATATTCCAGGGGGAAACCTATGACCGGATTAAGACACTGAGGGCTGATGGAAAGACCGATGTTGAAATCTGCGATATATTAAAGGTCAAGGAGAGGACACTTGACAGGTATACCCCTTATAAAAAGGGAATGTATCTATCAGAAACCCCTACTGAAAACGCACTAAAAATCCGCAAAAGTAGAGGAAAGTCAGAGAGGTGAGACAGCATGTCGAAAATAGAAGTAGCAAAAAAGTTATATGCACAATGTAGGGATATGGATATTGATGAGACCATGGAGTTGGTCTTAAGTGCGGAAACCGAAGAGGAAAAGGAATTTTTCTCACTGCTGGGTGATTTCATACTGCAAAGGAAACAGCAGGAGGTTATAAAAGAGAAAAGGTTTTAGACAAATCATTTAGGCAGGGACCGTATGTTGAACGTCCCTGCCTAAATAGCAATTTGGACTCTAAAGCTAATGCTGATACAGTGTCTGGATTATCAGCAGACCTAAACAATGTCAAGGAATCTATTAATCCACTCAAAACAAGCCTTGTGGGAGACATTAACAATAATACTGTGGGCGTTGTCAACATAGTTGCATGGGATTCCAATACCACCAGTACGCCAAAGTCTACGGGAAACACTATATATGGCAATGGATTTTGCCTTACATATAGCACAGGTAATCAATGGCTATGCCAACTGGCAATGGCTGTGGGTGACTCACATTTATTTACCAGATACCGAAGGGATAGCGTTTGGAGCGGTTGGGAAACGAAGTGATTATTTGTTCCACGATGGCATCCATGTACCATTATTAAGGTAATAGAATTGCATTCCCCCATTTGCTGTACTTATGTTGATGGCATATCCATATTCTTTATTTGCGCCAAATAACCACTGGAACCCAACCGTATTGTTATTTTGATCATATAAAAAATTCATGCCGGCTAAATTAATCAAGGCATAATCTGCCGCATTCGCTTTATGGCTTAAATTGCTATTTTGAGAACGCTTGTTCGGCTCTCTTTATAGAGTATATTCAAGCACCAGCTAAAATGTTATTATATAGGCATCTTTTAAGGCTGGAGGTGTGCTTATGGTTCAAAATTCTTATGTCATTTATCAATCAAAAAAGGCCGCAGAAGATACCTTTGCGGCGATGGAGCTGGCGAATATGATATTCCAGGATATACATTACATAGATAATGAGACAGCCGCTGCGAATCTGGAGATGGCACAGATTAAAAGCGTAGCTGATGCCCTCAATGAAGTTATGTAAATCTCAGTGCTTTTTCAAATGGCATTCTGCTCCACAGTCTTTGACAATTCACAGTATTAACGCCTCTTCTTTCACATAACAGTATCCCCCACAATCGCATGTACATTTCCATATCTTTCCACAGCGTTTATTGTTCCAGGACCATTTTGTTTCCAGTTGCCCAAAGGCCAAATTAGGTCTGACATCCATTGTAAAATCCCCCTTTTTCTTTGATTATATCACTGGATGCTAATTTCCAGTGCTGGTATATATTGCCAGACACAGGGTGATATAAAAGTGGTATATTCGTATTTATGAAGATACTGCTGAAAGAAATAAGGGAAAATAGAAAACTTACCCTACGGCAGATGGAAATATTAACCGGGGTATCGAAGTCTGCACTAAGCCGAATTGAGAAAGGCGAGGTGGCATTGGATTTAGATGTTGCTGAAATGATTGCCGATGGGTTACATATTGGAATTGACGATTTGTACGAATCAGCAGTAAAACATAAAAAGTGTCCCGATATCGGGACAAGACAGGGGAAAAAAAGAAGTGGCCCGTTCAACCATTAAAGGAGGGCGCGTCATGGATGATTGTACAAAAGAGTTTGTAAAAATTTTTATTATGATTACAGAGATGGAGGAAGATGCATATGAAAATTTTAAATTAAATTTACTCGACAGTAGCCTCATGGGAACTCAAGATGAGGTATTGGTGTATAATTACATACAGGCGTTAAATAGGAAGAGACAAGAATGATTCTATCGTTATATAGCGTTTAATTTGCCTACTATTTGCCTACTACGGTTTTTGTTGGAAGTAAACTATTTTCCATAATTTGTGCAGCTTCTTTCCCCTTTCCCTTGAAAAAATAAGAATATATATTTAACGTGGTAGAAGGATTTGAATGTCCGAGTACACTGGCAACCGTTCTGACGTCCATGTTATTTGAGATAAGGATAGCGGCAGCAGAGTGCCTCAGTCCATGAGGAGGAATATTATCCGGTATCTTATCTTTCTCATTCTCCACAGCGTATTGATTATAGATACGGATGATGCGTTTAAAGGTAGTGTATGGGCTGCATATATGCATTTGGCTTCCGTTCGCTTGAGTGAAAATAAAGTTCTTATCGTAGTCACTCCCTTTATACCCCAACCATGTTTCTCCCTTCTTGAAACATTGTTGTATTTGCTCAGCCTTCCAGGACTTGGCTATTTCTATCACATACGGAGGAATGGTATTTTCTCGTATGTTGTGAGTCTTGGTATCCTTTAGACCCATAGTACCGTCAACATAATCGGTGGATTTATCTATATTGATTTCACATGTTTCCATGTTAAGGTCATTCCAGGTCAAAGATACATTCTCACCGCGCCGGTCGCCAGCAAAAAGCGCTATGTAAAAATATAGTTTCCACTTATTAGGAACTTGAAATGTCTGAACATACTCTTTCACACCATACTGCTTACCACGAACCGTTGTCTTATGCTCTTGGTGAACAATCTCAATTGGACGTTCCAGAGCGTCAATGAGGCGTATTAACTGCTCCATGGTGAAATACTTAGGCAAGGTCTCTTTCTTGGCTTCTTTGCGACCTGTAACCTTTCCTGCATATATCAGCATGTTCATGTCAAGCAGCCCCTCTGAAACAGCGTAGCTTAACATGGCACTTATTATTACACAATCTTTTTTGATGGAAGAGTCAGATAATGGTTTTTTTGTTTTGGGATTGCGATATTCAGCCTTAAGCATTTTCTTATAATTCTTGACATCATTATTTCTAAGGTTCCCAATTTTGATGTGTCCCATTGCGGGGATAATTCGATTATCAAGCCTGTCTTTGTAGTCCTTATAAGTAGTTCTGGCAAGAGTGGGAGGCTTCATATCTTCCAGGTACAGTTTGGACAGTTCATACAATGTCATTCGAGCGCCTTTTATATTTTTACCTGATTTAACATCTCTCTCAAAATCCACAACAAATTCGTTGAGAGCTTTATCAATTGCTTTTTGCGACATTCCAGGTTCAGGCCTCCATGTTTCCGTTTCTGTAATTTTCTTTCCACTACTATCATATCCATTACTTACAGTAATTTCATAGCTGCTTCCTCGTTTTCGTATGCTTGCCATATCAGTCATCCTTTCTAAAAAAGAGTATAAAAAATACGCCATTGCGGATTATGACGCAGGATGATATGATATAGGTGCGAATCTGATATTATTCATCCGGTCGATCCGGCAATAGTATCTATGCAAAAAGCTCTGGGAGTTGGTAGCTCCTGGGGCTTTTATTTTATATAATTAAACCAGTCTTAAATCAAGTAATTCTGATGGGTAGCCTGTACAATTACAAAATTGTTCTTCCGTGTATCCAGAGAATTCTTCCAACACATCATCATCAATCAATAAATACGCAGCAAATATATTGGCCTGTTTTTCGATTCGTGACGTCAGAAGAAGCGTTTTGCTTTTCATAAAAGTACAGTTTTCTTTTGGGTGCATGATTGCATGTCCTAATTCATGCGCCAGAACCACTCGAAGAAATACTTCGTCGCTGATGTCTGAATTAAGAAATATGTATTTTCTACGTTTGAGTAATTTGTAGAATCCAGCAACTACATCTTCTAACGGCATCCTAATAATGGTTACGCTGAGGTAATCAGCAATTTCCTCTGGGTCATCAGTTTCATATTTTCTTTTTAGGTATGATACCAGTTTCGGTATTTGTTTATTATTCAAATTTAATCACCACCCAAAGAGCCTAATTTTTTTCTGGTCTAGGTTTGTGCTTGTATGGACGAAATGTTTCCTTATTCTTTACTTTTGCATCCTCCAATGCTACTTCAATTGCATTTCTCAGCAAATCAATTTTGTTTTTCGGAATAGGCTGGTCATTGTAATATAGAGGGCCATCCGTATCATTTGCTATCTCTTCCATTATACGATCCAGGTCTTTTGCAATGTCACGTTTATCACGTTCATTAAGTTTTGGATTTTCTGGCAGTGTTTCCTCAATTCCGGTCATGAGGTAAGAAAGTGAGACACCCAGATAATCAGCGATTTTTTGTAATTTTGGTGGTTTAGGTATACTTCGCCCATTTTTCCAATCGGTAAATGTGGACCTGGTAATGCCAGTCCCTTTAGCGATATCGGCATCTTTATAACCCTTAGAATCTCTCAATTCGCAATATCTTTCATACATCCTATATCCTTTCTGAAAAAATTCTGAAATCATTACAAAAAGGCATTGACAAATTTTGAAATCCGTACTACAATGTAAATGTGTTCGGAAATCAAAACAGAATTTTTTCTATATAATTTGCCCGCAAACATATTATAACTGATTTCCGAACTAAAATCAATAGAAAAGTTCGGAAAGGAGAAAAATATGTATGAAAAATATGTTACATTACGAGATAAAAGAAATGTGACAGATTACAGAGTATCAATAGATACTGGAATTACGAAGTCTACTTTTTCTGATTGGAAGAGTGGTCGAAGTAATCCAAAACTGGATAAACTTCTTATCCTCGCCAAGTATTTTGATGTTCCGGTGGAGTATTTTGCAGAGACTGAGGACGGGAGGTGAGAGAGATGGAAGGAAAGAAAAATCCACATCCAGATTGGAGAATGTGGATTATAACAGCGACCATGGTTATTCAGCTTTTGAACTCGATTCAGTATTATCAGGCTTGGAATCAACTTCAGGATTCGACTGAATTGCAGAATCAGGTGTTGCAATATCAAGTTGAGAGTCTGAAGGCAATAAATCAGGCACTGGATGGCTGGAAGTAGCATCATTCATTTGGCTTGGATGATTTTCCAAGTATTCAGTCAATGATATAAGGCATTCAATAATTTGCTCACCCTGTTCTTGGGTAATTGAAAAAGTTTCCATATCTGTATTTTCTTGAAGAGTAGATAGTGGATCTGGAAACAACCAGCTAAGAAGAGTGAGCAAAAATGTTACAAGCCATGCTACTTCAGAACGAGTCAACTTTTTCTTGGCTGAAGAAGATTGTGAAAGTACTTCTGGTGTTGCTTTTGATAGTTTATCAGATATTAATACTTCGGGGGCTTCAACATAATCTGGAAAGACATGAATGCTGTTTATGGAAGAAAGCAAAGGGCTTATTGCAGATTGAAATTCTTGTTGGCTAAATACACTCATGTCTCTACAGACGTTTGTTACGGGAGAAGTCATTTCATTAATTATTTGAATTACTGCGTTGTATCCGCCAATGCTGGAAGTTATTGCTTTAGACAATTTTACATACTGATTGAAACCAGAGAAAATTCCTGTTGGTACCGTGCATTGGGTGGAAAACACATTGGAAAAACGGATTGATGCTGTAGCGGCATTTAATAGTTCTTTTTGTTGCTGCACGATAGGAGAAAACGGATCCCTGGTCATGCGTTCAATCATTTTTTGATTTGCAGTAAAAGCTTGTAACGCTTTGTCAATTTCGGACATGTGGTAATAATCCTTTCCTTGGTACTGGGCCTGGCGGGGCCTGTGAGTACAGTATAGGGCAGAAGAAAAGACAATGCAAGATGTACAGCCCATACCGCATAAAATCAAAAAGGAGGTGGTTATAGTGAGGGAATACGGCTTCACGAATTACGTTGACATAGGCAGAACCGGGCAGAAGGTCCCCATGGATTCCCTCAGCCCGGAGGAACTTAAGAAGGTCGCATACGCCATGCAGGAACAGGCAATGGCAGTGCTGCAAATGAGAAGGAAAGACAAGATCGCCTGAGAGCGGTCGGAAAGGACAAGCAATGCAATCAGAAGCAATTAAGTATCAGCCCCCAGTGGAGGGCGTTGTAGTTACTCAGGAAGAAGAGAAGCAGATTCTGAAGCTGGGCCGGATCATGAGGGAACAGCTGGATCAGAGCCATAAGGATGTGCGGCTGTTTGGCAGGCTGTCTACGGTGATGGCATTCCTGTTGGGGATGGAATCAGTGTTGCTGTTGGTGGCTACCGGAATAATAGCACTGTGAGAGGAGGTGAGGAAGATGAAGAAGGCAACAACCGTAGCGGAGTATAAGATCCGCAAGTGTCTGGCAAAGTTAGAACGGCGGGGAGGCATTGCACTGGAGTGCTTTGCTTTTGAGATGATCGGCCCCCGTGAGGCGGAACTGAGAGATAGTAATGGTGATGCATTCCGGCTGGCTTACGATCCGGTGAGTGAATCAGTTTCTGAGATTTAAGGCGGTGAGGACGATGGACAAGGATGTTTGTGGTACTTGCCACAATAAGAATCGGTGCATAGAACGGAGCAGGATGTATCCGTGCCTGAATTACAAGAAGAAAAAGGACCTACACAGCGGCAACTGTGGTAGGCCCAAAAGCTAAAAATCAACACCCTCTATTATGAGGGAGAACTGAGGGAAAATCAAGATGGCAAATCGAAAAAATGATGTTTTTTGTGCGGACAACCAGTATGAGGAGGCCCTGATGCTTATGGGACGGGTCAATGCGCTGGCTGGAATTGTCCAGGCAAGCAAGTATTCCGTCGACCGTGAAGTGGTTGCGGCAGCGCTGGGTTTTGAACTGGATGAGAAGAAAGATGATGAACAGGGAGGAAAAGCAGAATGAAAGTAAAGGTAAAAGAACTGGTTCCGGGACAGGTGATCCGGGTAGAGTACGGTGATTACGAAAACTGGGTTAATTTCCAGGTAGATGCAGTAAAGCCGGCTGAAAGATATATCAACGTAGACTGCCATGCAGGCGGCGTACATACAACCCTGGCGATGGAGCCGGAGGAAATGGTGGAGGTGCGTGAAAATGCCTAACGTGATTATGGTCAGGAACCCAAAAGGTGTGAAGATCAACCGGGATGTACACGGGGATGCAGTCATTAAGATCAGCTCAGAAGCAGCGGATACCCTGGAGCGCCTGCTTCGTGAAGCGAGGGGAAGCCTGTCAGTAAAGGAACTGGCATCCAGCATGATTAAATATGCATCCAATGACACGATCATTAAGATTGAGGAGGAAGGATAAATGGCAAGAGTAATCTGCATAGCCGGAGAATCAGGATCCGGAAAGACAACATCCATGAGAAACCTGGATCCACAGAGTACATACTATATTGACGCAGATAAAAAGGGGCTTTCCTGGAAAGGGTGGAGGAACCAGTACTGCGAAAAGAACAAAAATTACCTGAAGTGTGACGACGCAAACATTGTCAGGGCTTATATTAAAAAGCTTGCATCGGACTGCCCGCGTATCAGGACGATTGTTGTGGACACCATAAACGGGCTTATGGTTGCTGATGAGATGCGGCGAAGCAAGGAAAAGGGATATGACAAATGGGTAGATCTGGCAACCTGTGTATGGGATCTGATTGTGGAATGCTACGATTACAGGGATGACTTGACGATCGTATTCACGGCCCATACCCAGACAGAGACAGATGATGCCGGGTACCGGTTTACCCGTATCCAAACATCCGGAAAAAAGCTGAATAAGATTGTCCTGGAAAGCAAGTTTACAACCGTACTTCTGTCAAAGTGTGTGGATGGGAAGTATCTGTTTGAAACGAGGGCCAATAACAGTACAGCAAAATCCCCCATGGGTGCATTTGAAGATTTTGAGATCGAAAATGACATTGTGAAAGTGATCCAGGCCCTGGAGGAATTTTGACCATGGCTGGCAGCAGGGCAAAAAAGAAATGTTACCTTGTTATGCGCGGCGGGAAATACGAAGCAAAGACATGGGCCGTGTCAGAAGAGAAGGCAATCAATAATGTAAGATATAACCGTTACATCAGCCAGGGGATCTATGAATATGCCATGGATGATTTTGACGCGGTAGAAATGTGAGGAGATGCAATATGAAACGATTAAATGGCTACGAAAAGGCACAGGCATATACAGACAGCGAGCGTCTGCCAGCCGGGGGATACATCCTCCGTATATTGGATGTGAAGTACCAGTCCAATGACTGGGGAGATGTGGTTATCCTTTATTTTGACATAGATGAAGGGGAACAGAAAGGATTCTATGAAAGAAATTATAAGAACCAGACGGGAGAAGATAAGAAATGGAAAGGTACATATCGGCTCCGGGTGCCGAAGGATGACGGAAGCGAGGAAGATGAACCCAGACAGAGGAGGTTCAAGACAACCGTAATGCATTTTGAGGCATCCAACCAGGGATACCACTGGAACTGGGATGAACAGACCCTGAAAGGAAAAATAATTGGAGCCCTGTTCAACAACAAGGAATATGATTTTGAAGGGCGCCATGGATTCTTTACAAACTGCCATTCATTGGTGGCAGCGGAAAAGATCCGTTCCGGTAAGTTTGAGATACCGGCGGATACTTTGCTGAATAAAAACAGCGGGCAGCCTTCCGAATCGAATGTGTCTTCTGTGGGCGATGGGTTTATGAATATACCGGACGGGGTGGACGATGAAGCCCTCCCGTTCAATTAAGGAGCCCTGGGATGCCGTACACGAATTTTGAAATCGACAAATGTCTGGAATCGATGGTTCTGTTGGTAGATACGAGGGAGCAGCCTACAGAACGCCTGAAGGAACGTCTGGAAGTTGCCGGACTGCCTTATGAGAGGGCCAAACTGGATGTAGGGGATTATTCCTGCAAATGTACACTGCCGGATGGAGAAGTCCTTGATTTTTCCGCCAGGGCAGTCATTGAACGCAAGATGAACCTGGATGAACTTTGTATGTGCTTTGGAAGGGAGCGCAGACGGTTTGAAAGGGAGTTTGAGCGTGCCAGAGTGGCCGGGACCAGGGTATACCTGCTTGTGGAGGGAGATAACTGGGAGAAAGCCTATAATGGTAAGTACCGCAGTCTCCTTACCCCGCAGGCCCTGATTGCAAGCATAGATGCGTTCCGGGCAAGGTATGGGATGCAGCTGGATTTCTGCAAGCCGGAAACATCCGGAAGGCTGATCCGTGACATTCTGTACCGGGAACTGAAAGAATATCTGCAGGGATGTGAGTGAGTTGACAGCAGATGAGATTAAAAGCACATACAGTATGCGCGAGATTGTGGAACGTTATGGGTTCCATCCGAACCGGGCGGGCTTTATCAGCTGCCCATTCCACCAGGGTGACAAGACCCCGTCTTTAAAAATATATGAAAAAGATTACCACTGCCATGCCTGCGGGGCAAACGGGGATATCTTCACCTTTGTCCAGGAAATAGAGGGCATTTCATTTAAAGAAGCATTTCGGAGCTTGGGAGGGACATACCAGCCCTGCTGCCGGATTGCATCCCAGAGGCGCAGGAACCAGATAAAACGGGAACGGGAAGAGCAATATGAGGCAGAGCGGAAAAGAACCGCCTGGAAATGGGGACGCCTTGGAGAAGTCTGCCGGCTCCTTAGGATGCTGGATAAGCTGATCCCTGGGATGGAGCCGTATTCGGAGGCCTGGGAGGCAGCAGTCAGCCTGAGGGAGAGGAACCGCTATTATTATGAGATACTGGCATTTGGAACGGTACAGGAACAGGAGGAAATGAGGGGTTTTAATGAATGACATCAGGAAAGAGTACACAAAGGAAGAATTTAATACAGAAGCCCCATACCGCCTGCTGTTTGAGAGGAAGGATGATGGATTCGCGTATCTGCAGCTTTATAACGATCTGAATGCAAATGCTGAACGTGTAGGTTTTAAACGGTTTGGCACAATGGCCAAAGCTTATATGAAGCAGCATGAAGAACACAGGAGCGGCCTTAGCAGCATAGTAAATAACCTGACAGATTTTAAGGACCAGCCGATTGAATTACTGACCGGGGACTGGATCGCCAATGATGAGGGGATTTTACGTCGGAATGACAATCAGGGGATGGATGTTGCCTGTGTGCATCCAATCCTTCCGGTACAAAGGCTTGTCAACATTGATGATGGGACTGTGCGGCTGCGGATCATGTTCCGGAGGGATTTCCGTGGCTGGCGGGAGGTGATCGCCAATAAAAGCACACTTTTCAGCTCCAGGGAGATCAAGAAGCTGGCAGATAAGGACATTTCAGTCTCAGACAAGAACGCATCCTTCCTGGTGGAATACCTTCAGGATCTGGAGGATCTGAACCATAACACCATCCCGGAAGCCCAGTCTGTGAGCCACCTGGGATGGACATCCAACGGGCTGTTCAGCCCATATATGGAAAACCTGGAGTTTGACGGCCTGGAGAACTTCCGAAAAGTGTTTGAATCCGTGCATCCATATGGAGCGTATGAGAAATGGCTCGGTATAGCAAGAAAAGTCAGGCAGACAGGATCGGCGGCGAGAATCGCCCTGGCAGCAGCCTTTGCATCGATCATTATCAAAGCCATTGGGAAGCTGAATTTCCTCCTGCATTTGTGGGGAGGGTCTGGAACAGGAAAGACTGTCGCACAGCTCCTGGCCGTTTCTGTATGGGCTGACCCGAATGACGGGGCAGGGTATCTCCAGACGTTTAACGGTACCCTTGTAGGCCTGGAGCAGCTGGCCGGCTTTGTAAACAACCTGCCCCTGATACTGGATGAATTCCAGCTTGTGAAAGATAAAAAGTCCTTTGAACAGACGGTGTATATGCTGTGTGAAGGGATTGGAAAAACAAGAGGGGCGAAAGCCGGAGGCCTGCAGAAGACCCCAACATGGAAGAATTGTACCATTACATCAGGGGAATCCCCCATTACCCATGCCGCATCCGGGGCTGGTGCAGTAAACCGCATCATAGAAATTGAATGCAGGGAGATGCTGTTTGAGGACGCAGTAGAGGTATTGGATGTGATCCGTTCCAACTATGGCCATGCAGGGAAGCTGTTTATGGCATTCATGTCCACCGATCAGGCAAAAGAAAAGGCGGCCTGCCTTTATAAGCAGTTTTACCGTGATATAGGGACTTCCAGCACGGAAAAACAGACCATGGCAGCTGCGATCCTGCTGACAGCTGATGCACTGGCTACGGAATGGATCTTCTGTGATGGAAGGGGATTGACAGTTGCGGACATAGAGCCATACCTTCATTCCAAGGAGGCAGTGGATATTGGCGCCCGCGGATACGAATATATCCAGGATTTTTATGTCAGCAGTGCAGCCAGGTTTGACCCAGGCGCGGACCCCTGCTATGGCTCTGTATCCGGTGATGAGGTGCGGATCATCAAGAGTGTGTTTGAGCGGATCTGTGAAGAAGGGGGATATAATCCCAGGGCACTGCTGTCATGGCTGGACCAAGCAGGGAGGCTGTCAAAGGGAAAGGACAACCTGTATAAGTCTGCCAAGGTCAATGGGAAGGCGGCTCGGTGTGCATGTATCAATATGGCAGAGAAGATCTATCCACAGGAAGAATTTATCCCTGTGGAAGATGGAGAACTGCCGTTTAACTGAAGCCGTTACAGGATCCGGGGGCAGGGTTACAGTTTCAAACGCGTGTTTTGTAACCAGAAAATCCAGTGTTTATGCGGGTTTGAGGGGTGCGGTTACAAAGTTACAAAAGTTACAGGTTTTTTATAAGCTTATAGGAGGGCATATATGTATAAAAGAAGTCTGAAAATTTAATCATCTATGCGCCCCGCGCGTATAGGGGAAAAAGCGTTGTAACCTTGTAACTTTGTAACCGGTCATTGAAAACCCAGTGTTTATGCGTGTTCGAAGCCTCTCATCTGGTTACAGGAACCTGTAACGCATTGTGACTATAGGAGGCAAAATGGATAATAAGACTATATCAGATATCTTTGTGGATGTCTATAACCGGTTCTGGATGAAATGGCGTGACCGTGTGCCGCCAGAAAATTCAGAGGGATGGGATGCGCTGAAAGCGGAAGCAGATGCGATCAAGGAAAAGTATGGTAAGCATATGGTACGGAAATGGGAAGGGCCGTTTCCTGCAATGGAGGAAGAACCGGTAGTGTCCCCGCTTGTTAATTTTGTTATGGATGAACTGGAAGCCAGGAGCAGGAAGGGAGCAGGAAAATGAAACAGCCAAAGAGTGAACCGGTCTATATCTGCAGCATATGCGGGAAGGATATAGCCGGGGATCATGTGTATATCAAAACAAGGAGAGGAACAGAGCAGCATATCCATTACGGGTGTATGCCGTGCAAGAAAGGAAAAGAGCCATGGAGAGATTAACACATCCCCGCAGTAGCGGGATCAAGACGGGATATTGGAGCCCAAACAAGAAAGATGAGCTGATTGAGCGGTTGGCAGCCTATGAGGATACCGGGCTGACACCGAAAGAAATCGAACGGCTTAAGGAGCAGCACCGCTGGATCCCGGTGGAGGAGAGGCTGCCGGAAGCCAGAAAAGATGTTTTGGTTTGTGTGAAAACGGGGTGGATTTTGGTAGCATGGTATGGCTCTGGGGGAAAAAGGTGGCATATATCGCCATCAGATGTGGGCACACTTCATGAAAATATTGTTGCCTGGATGCCGCTGCCGGCGCCGTATCAACCAGAGGAGTGACTTATGGAATATGGATATTACAACATGGACTGCATGGAGGGCATGAAACAATTCCCAGACAAATATTTTGACATTGCTATCACTGATCCTCCTTACTTTTCCGGCCCGGAACGCAGAGGGTATTATGGTCGGAAAGTAAGTCCGATAGGCGTACAGAGGCACTACGAACCCTCAGAAAACTGGGAAGTACCAGGAGAAGATTACTTCCGTGAACTGGAACGTGTTTCCAAACATCAGATTATATGGGGCTGTAATTATTTTGACTGGAATTTTCCAACGGGAAGGATCGTATGGGACAAGTGCAATGGCTCCAGCAGTTTCTCGGATTGTGAGATAGCCTCCTGCAGTCTGCATGATTCTGTCCGCCTGTTCCGGTATATGTGGAATGGGATGATGCAGGGAAAGAGCATTGAGGAGGGCTGGGTTCAGCAGGGCAACAAAAAGCTCAACGAGAAACGCATCCACCCAACCCAGAAACCAGTTAATCTTTACCGCTGGCTGATCCAGAAATATGTACAGCCGGGATGGAATGTACTGGACACCCATGTAGGGAGTGCCAGCAGCCTAATCGCATATGAGGAAGCAGGGATTTCGTATGTGGGATTTGAGATTGATCCTAAGCGGTATGAACTGTCGAAACAGAGGCTTGAAGAGCATAGGGCACAGCTGACATTACATGGTTTGGGGATGATTTAAGATCCAGTTGTAGTAAACAGTTGTGGTATTAAACAGATAGTTGTTGTATCGAGTTAAAACGAATTAAAGTCGAGTTAAATTAAGGTTTGGAGGAAAATATGGAACCGAAAGAGGCAATAGATATTATAAATCGTATGTTTAAGGGAGTGCCTACGGAAGAACAACTTGCTGCACTCGATATGGCGTATGACGCTCTTGAAAAGCAGCAACCTGTATCGCGGGTAATTATCGAAGGAAAATATTTTTGCCCGAAATGTAAGAATTTGATGAAATATCCGGGATACTGTGGCTGTGGACAAAGGGTTTATTAATCTGTAATTCAGGGAAATTAAAATCTAAGAAAGGAGCTGGAACCTCCGGCCGGGGTAATGCTATAGCAGGTTCCTTTCGGAAAATGGAAAAGAAAGAATTAACTACAGAAGAGTGGAAGACCGAAAAGAAGAAAAAGAAAGCGCAGATGACCGCCATGCAGGCCCTGCCTTACGAGGTAAAGGTGAGAAGAGCAGAGCTGCGGGCCCGAGAGTACATAGACAAGCTGGATGAAATGGGGCTGAATGCCCATGTCAGTGTGGGTGGGCTGGACAGCATTGTGCTCCTGATGTTCCTCCGGAAGATTGGGATTGATGTTCCAGCCATATCTGTATCAGCTTTGGAGGACAGAAGTATTCAGAAGATACATAGGGACTTGGGAGTAATATCTATCATGCCAGGGAAGCCCAAAGTACAGATTTTGCAGGAATATGGCTTCCCGGTAATTTCAAAGAAAATTGCTGGACGGATTGATACACTGCAGCATCCTACGGAGAAAAACAAAACTGTCCGTCATGCAATCATTACAGGAGAGTGTGGAGCTCAGGGACATTATGCCAAGAACAGTCGAATGAAACTGCCGCAGAAGTGGCTGGAGCTGTTTGCAGGTTATGAGAATGATAATGAGGGAGTGAACTACCAGATAGCCCCGTTCTTGGTATCGAATAAATGTTGCCTGTACATGAAGGAAAAGCCTTGTGATCGTTGGGCGAAAGAGCACAAAAGCCGGCCATTTTTGGGACTGATGGCATCAGAGGGTGGGCAGAGAGAAGAGGCACTTACAGAACACGGCTGCAACTATTTTGGCAAGGGAGTAATCCGATCTGCGCCATTTGCCCCGTTCCTGCGGCAGGATCTGTTGCAGCTGGCTCTTGATCTGAATGCTCCAGTACCGGAGATTTACGGAGAGATTGCCAGAAAAATGGATGGAACCCTATACACCACAGGGGCACAGAGAACTGGATGCAGTATGTGCGGATTTGGAGTCCATATGGAGAAGAGACCCCACAGGTTTGACCAGTTGCGTGTAAGGAATCCTAAGGAATGGGAGTTCTGGATGTACCGCTGCTGTACGGATCCGGAGACTGGCGAAAAGTTTGGTTGGGGCCGGGTGCTGGATTACATTGGAGTTGAATGGGAAAACGTACCAGACGGCGTGGATCTGCCTGGGCAGATGGATTTCTTTGCAGATGGATTTATTTGAGAAAATTGAGGTTTTGGAGATAGAAGTATGAAGCCAGAAGATTTAGAACTTTTTTTGATTATGTTGGGAATGCTCTTTTTGGCAATTATGATTATGCCTATGTAAAATTAAAATTTAGTGGAGGAACAGACTTTGACACGATTGACAAAGTATGAGAATGACTTAATTAGAAATAAAGCCATTAATATTTTAAGAAATTTATCAGATAAAAACAAATTATCTGGTGATGAATTAGCGCTAATTGGTGCGTTTCTAATTTTAGAACGTGCAGAGAATACAAAATTGGCAAAATACGAAGGAACTAAATTAGAACCAGAAGATGTTCCAACTGTAAAAAACTTAGCAATTCAGTATTTAAAGGAAACGATAAAGAAAAACGAAGTATCTATGAAGATTGGAGAAACTGAGGGAATTGATGTTACTCCAATCAAAGAAGCGAATGAAGATTTGGATAAGTTACTTTTAAAACTGGTTGCCGATGTTTAAGTAAAACTGACATTTAGCGCAGGAGGAATCGATATGGAAGATCTAAATAAGGCAATAGGAAGGGCAGTAGAGGTGTTTGCGAACCTGGCTAAAAGCATAGTAGAACTGGCAAAGTCAATCGCCAATATATTATTTCCGGTCTTGAAAAGCAATAACTGGCGAAAGCTGCACGGACTACCCATGAGGAGGCGAAGGAGGCCATGTGGCAAAAGAAAAATCCATACCTGGAATACATGATCGCCCTGCTACGAGGGCAGAAAGAAGGGATGCAGCTTGGGGATTGTAAAATCAGAGGCCCAGAGGCGAGTGAACCGACTACAGAGGGAGAGGGCAGTGGCAGCCAGTGACATGGATGCGATCCGAGGGCCGAAGCTGGAAGTCTGGTCCGCGCGGATGCCGGCGTATGCGTACACGTCGCTGTGCCCGGATGAGAGATACAGGAGGGGATCATCATGAGACATTGTTATATGGATAATGGCAGAGGATTCTGTGACGGTCAAAGAACCCGGAAAGGGAATATATTCAGAAAGTGTTGGGGATGTCCATATTTGCAAGGAGGCGGTACCATTGGACAAGATAAAAAAGAGGAACATGACATTAAGCGACTATAATATATCCCGCGCCAAATACAATGAATTAAAGTATTTCTGTATGCAGTACGCTGAAAAAAAGAGAGAACTTGAAAAAGGGTATGGCCTGAATGCGATTGTTAATGATGGAATGCCAAAAGGGAATATGTCAGGAAATCCCGTGGAAAGAGCAGCTATACATAATACTATGCTGCGGGCGGACATTGAACTGATAGAGCAGACGGCTATAGAAGCAGATTCAGAAATTTACCCATGGATACTTAAGAATGTAACAGATGGTTTGCCATATGAATACATGGATGTTCCTATAAACAGAACAGACTTTTATTGTATCAGAAAATACTTTTTTTATTTGCTTTCCCTAAAAAGATAAAAAAATGTGCACTAGAAGGGGGTACATCCGTGATATTATGATAGCATGGAAATGGGTAAAAGAACTGCCATACTCTCCTTTGCTGGAAGCCTCCGCACGATTGCGAAGGCTTCTAGTTTATCAACATATTGTGCATAAAAAGTGGATAAATACAAAATGTGGAGTGCTTTTGTGAAAATCATAAGTGCTCATCTCGACACAGCTCATCAAGCGTGACGCCGAGAGCATCAGCTAATTTGATTGCCGTTGATATCCGGCCGTCGCCACGGGATTCCAAGTCCTGGATTGTTCGGCGGGGCACTCCGGAAAGCTCTACAAGCTGAGGAACCGACAGCCCTTTTCCGGTACGTATTTCTTTTAATCGCATTTCTTTATCCTCCTTGAACAGATAAAATAAGTGACTGCACAGATAAGCAAGGAAAGCCATTTAAGGCAGTCAAAAATGGTAGGGTCATAAAATTCACCATTGAAGCCCTCGTAAAGAAAAAGAATGGTAAGGGTGATTAAAATGTTACGGTAAATTTTCATAGTTTATTTTAGCAAATGCTTGTGCTATACTATAAGTGAGGAAGAAAGGGGCCGAAGCCCCTGTTCTTACTTCTTTTTTCTTTTAGACCTTTTGGATTTGTTTTCCTGTTTCGTCTTGACTATCAGGCAGATGGCGGTGACGATTGCAAGAAACGCTTCCGAAAGGTCTTTGATGATCTCACTTATGGATTCGTTCATTTGCTTTTTCCTCCTTTCTATGGTTTAATTATAGCACGCAAATGCGTGCTTGTCAAGAGTAAGAATGATAAAATCAAAAAAGTAATAATCAGGGCGTCCGCCAGGGCGCTTTTTTGTTATACAAAAGGGAGAGATTATGCTAAAGTCATGCAAATATTGCGGAAAAATTCATGATAAAAAATTTAATTGTGGGAAGAAACCTGTGTATAAAAAACATGGAAGCGAGACAGATCAGTTTCATAGTTCGAACAAATGGACAGAGACAGCGAAGGCAGTCAAGAAACGAGACCATTATCTATGCCAAGCCTGCCTGCATGATCTGGATGGCGAGGGAATCAGATATACAACAGACACACTGGAAGTACATCATATAGTGCCTATATCTGAAGCTTGGGAGGAGCGGTTGCACTGGTGCAATTTAATTACACTGTGCAGACGACACCACGAGATGGCGGAGCGTGGTGCGATAGACGGAGAGAGACTCAGGGAGTTGGTGGATCCATAGGTATCCCCCCGGGCAAAAGCGGAATTTTCAGAAAATTTTGCAAGACCGACCGCTCCCCTTTTTACACAATTTTTTCCCAGATCAACTTTTGAAAGGAGGTGGGAGCAATGCCAACGCCGCCGAAACCGGTAAATGTGATTCGGCTGGAAGGGAAATCACACAGGACAAAAAGAGAAGTGGCTGAACGGGCCAAGGCAGAGGAACAACTGCTGACCGGAAAGATACTGAAAGAGCGGAAAGAGGTAAAGGAAAATGAATTCGCACACAAAGAATTCGTCCGGCTTCAGAAGCTTCTGAAAAGCATCGAAAAAAACGATGATTTGTACAGCGCAACAATCAATAGATACTGCTTGATGCAGGCGGAATGTCTTGAATTCATTGAAAAACGAGAGCTGATGTATCAACAGATGATTGAGCTTGAAGAAGACAAAGAGAGTTTCAGGAAAAATGATGATATTGAAGCATATTACAAGCTGCAGTCCCAGATGCAGAAAAATCTTCTTGCTTTGGATCGGCAAGTACAGGCCAAACGAAAAATGCTTCTGGACATTGAAAAAGAAAACATTATGACTATTGCTTCATCTCTTCGATCTGTTCCTAAAAAGATGGAAAAGAAACAGAGCGCTCTGATGGAGGCATTAAATGGCAGTTAAAGACGGCAAAGCGTATCAATATGCTGAGTGGTGTGTACAGGAAAATGAAGGGAAAGTCCCCAGATATGTCAAAAAACAGGCGGAAAGCTGGATAAAAATAGTGGATGGACAGGATCCTGATGCGGTGATTGACGAGGAAGCGAATGATAAGATATGCCGATTGCTAAAAATTATCAATCATCCGGATCTGCAATGCCCGATTTATGACGGACTGGAAGATTATGCCTGGCTGCTAATCATTGCGGTCATGTGCACGAAATGTAGGAATACAGTGCAGAATGTTCGTTTTTACACAACGGCAGTATTAGAAATTGCGAGAAAAAATTTCAAAACGTTCAATAGCGCAGTCATTTTCATTCTGCTTATGCTGACAGAACCGAACTTTTCCCGATTTTTTTCCGTGGCTCCGGATTTGGCGCTTTCGTCTGAGCTTAAAGGAGCTATCAGAAAAATAATTAAAGTAAGTCCGGCGTTGTATGATGAGATTGACCCTGCCTTTAAGATCCTGAGAAGTCAGATTATATGCATTCTGAACGATAATGAGTATACGCCGCTGGCGTACAGCCAGGATGGTATGGACGGAAAACTGGCCAATGCATTTTTGGCCGATGAGGCAGGCGCGCTGGACGATTACCCAGTCGAAGCAATGAGATCATCTCAGATCACGCTATTCAATAAACTTGGCATCATCATCAGCACTCAGTACCCAAATGACAATAACGTCATGATTGATGAGATTGACATAGCAAAAAAGACACTGGACGGACTGCTGGAAGACAGGAGAACATTTTCACTGCTGTATGAGCCTGACACGGAGCTGCAGCAGGGAGACAATTGGATGACTGATGACAGGGCAATATATCAGAGTAATCCCGTTGCAGTTGCGCATGAATACATATTCGATGAGATCAAAAAGAAAAGGGCAATCGCAGTCCTGTATGAAAATAAGCGGGAAAATTATCTCTGCAAGCACAATAATATTCTTTATAAAGGGCTTGGAGTTGAAGGATTTATTGATATTCAAAAAGTAAAGTTGTGCCGGCGCGAGTCCAATCCAGAATGGTGGAGCGGGCGCCGGGTTTGGGTGGGACTGGATCTGTCTCAGACGGATGACAACACGGCCGTCGCAATGGTGACGGAAGAGGATGACATCATATATGCCCGTGTCATGGGATTCTTGCCAAGCGATAAAGCAGAAATTAAGTCCATAAAAGAAAAAGTGGATTATAAGCGGGCAGAGGCAGCAGGGGAGTGTACTGCCTGCGGTGATGAGGTAATAGACTACTCAGTTGTAGAAAGATACATTTTAAACCTGGAAGAAAATTACGGTGTGGAAGTCCAGCAGGTCGGATACGACCGGTGGAACGCAATAAGCACAGTACAGAAGCTGGAAGCAGCAGGAATGACCTGTGTTGAAATCAAACAGCATAGCTCTGTATTGCATATGCCGACAAAGCTTCTGAAAGAGGCAATTCTGGGACAGATGTTTCAATATGATTCAAACAGATTATTAGAGATTAATTTCCAGAATGCACGATGTACAGAGGATACCAATCTTAATAAATACGTCAACAAGAAAAAATCAACTGGAAAAGTGGACATGGTAGTAGCACTGATCAATGCTATCTATCTCTTGCAGCAGGACATGCTGTATGGGGATGGCGGACTTGTAGTGCAGGTCTGTTGATCAGAATAGGAGAGATAAATGAGATTTTTTAAAATGAGAGCTGAGCCAGAGCAGGCGCAGGAAAAACAGAGTCAGTCTTCGGAGGATGCACTTCTGGTGGCCAGCCTTGCAGATGATATTATGACACGAGGGCAGGCCATGAATGTGCCGGCATTTGCAGCCTGCGTTAATAAGATCACAGAAGCTATATCAACCATTCCATTTAAGCTTTACAGGACAGATGAGGATGGAAGGCTTGAGGAAATTAAGGATGACAGAAGAGTACAGCTTCTGAATGAGGACACAGGAGACACGTTGGATGGCGTACAGTTCAAGCGGGCCATGGCAAGGGATTATCTTCTCGGGAAAGGTGGATATGCTTACGTCAATCGTTACGGATCAGAGATTAAGTCAATTCATTATGTGAAGGAAAGCGAAATTTCGTTTGTATATGATGTGGATCCGATATTTAAGGACTATGACATTTTGGTCAGAGGAAGCTCATATAAACCATTCGAATTTTTAAAAATTCTCAGAAATACTCAAGATGGAATGTGTGGAAGAGGTATTATCAGCGAAAGCAGCGAGGTAATCAGTGTAACGTATAATTCGCTGAAATATGAGAAAAATCTGGTCAAAACTGGCGGAAATAAAAAAGGATTCATCAAGGCCGCAAACAAATTGAGACAGGAAGCTATCGATGCCTTAAAAGAAGCATGGAGGAGACTGTATCAGAATAATACGGAAAATGTGGTTGTACTGAATAACGGCCTAGAATTTCAGGAGGCAAGCAACACTTCTGTTGAAATGCAGTTAAACGAAAATAAGAGAACCAATGCAGAAGAAATCTGTAAGCTGTTTGGGATGCCGACAGCAATGGTCAATGGAAGTGGTACAGAACAGGATCGAGCTGATTTTGTACAGTTTGCGCTTAATCCGATTCTGAAAGAATTTGAATGCGCTCTTAATAGGGACCTTCTTCTTGAAAAAGAAAAAGGGCTCTATTTTTTTGCAGCAGATACTTCAGAATTAACAAAAGGAGATATCGAAAAACGGTATAAGGCCTATGAAACAGCTAGTCGAAACGGTTTTCTACAGATTGATGAGATCAGAAGAAAGGAAAACTATCCGCCGCTTGGACTGGACTTCGTTCGCCTTGGCCTGCAGGATGTACTTTTTGATCCGAAAACCCGTCAATTTTATACACCAAACACAAACGAAACAGGCGGAATTGGGGATAAAACGAAAGGAGGTGAGGAAAAGTGAGGATTGAACTGAGAGCAGACAGCGTACTGATTGAAGGATACGTCAATGCAGTTGCAAGAGATTCCAGACCCATGCGGGACAGGGACACCGGACAGAGGTTTGTAGAGCAGATTGTTCCCGGAGCTTTTAGACGAGCGTTGGAACAGAATGAAGTTGACCTGCTGCTGGATCATGACAATAATCGTAAGCTTGGATCGACACAGACAAATTTGAGTCTCACAGAAGATGCGATTGGGCTGAAAGCACGAGCTGAAATCACGGATCTGGAAGTAATTCAGAAGGCCAGAGAAAAGAAACTCAGAGGCTGGTCTTTCGGTTTCCATGAGTTAGATGCCAGTGAAGAAGACATGCCGAATGGAATGAAGCGCAGATTTGTTGAGGACATGAAGCTTGTCGAGGTTTCTCTGATCGACGAAAAGAAAGTGCCCTGCTATACAGGCACAAGCATTGAGACACGTGCGAGTGGAGAGGCCGTTGTAACAACAGACCTGTTAGAAACACGCGCAGAGTATGTCGAGATGGAGGGACATAAAGAAAAAGTGGACTATGAAGCATATCGAAACAGAATCAGAAATTTAGAAAAGGAGATGTAACGTATGAGAAAAAAAGTATTGATCAGGAAAACGATTCAGAAGCGTGCCGAGGACCTTAAGTCCTTGCAAGAGCAGAGAGCAGATAAGATCCAGCAGATGAAAGACCTGAGTGATACAGCAGAAACAGAAAAAAGAGCTTTTTCTGAAGAGGAAGAAGCACAGTTTGATGTTCTGGAAAAGGAAGTGCAGGCAATTGATAAGACCATTGAGAGAATTGAGAGAGCCAGAGCTATCAAGCTGAAAGTAACTACTAATGAGGAGTGTGAGAAACTTGAGAATAAGGAACTGGAAGAAAGAGAAGAAAGGGCATTTGAGTACTACATTCGGAAAGCCTGTGGTGCTGAGGATATCCAGTTAAGAGCAGGAGAACAGAACCTTACGATGGGGAATAATGGCGCTGTTATTCCGACTACCATTGCAAATCGGATCATTACTGCCGTTAAAGATATTTGTCCAATCTATGCCAGAGCAACCATGTATCATGTGAATGGAACTCTAAAAGTGCCTGTATGGGGTAAGACAAACACCTCTCACGATATCACGGTAGGATATCAGGAAGAGTTCACGGAGCTTACTGCTGATTCTGGGAAATTCACAAGTATTGATCTGACTGGATATCTGGCCGGAGCACTGACACTGATCGGAAGAACAGTGGCAAATAATGCTCAGGTCAATGTAGTGAGCTTCATTATCGGAGAGATGGCAAAGGCAATTGCAGAGTTCTTGGAAAAAGAGTTACTGACTGGAACAACAAAGGCACAGGGCGCTCTGAATACCACAAACATTGTAACTTCTGCATCTGCTACTGCTATTACAGCTGATGAGCTTATTGGTCTGCAGGCATCCGTAAAACAGGCGTATCAGAAAGATGCTTGCTGGATCATGCATCCGAACACATTTACTGCACTCCGCAAGCTCAAAGACGGAAACGGCAGATATCTGCTGCAGGATGACATTACTGGCGAGTTCCCGTACCGTTTGCTTGGCAAGCCGGTCTTTGTCTCTGATAATATGCCAACCGTTAAAGCAGATGCAAAGGCAGTGCTTTACGGAGATTTAAGTGGTTTGTCCGTAAATATGAGGGAAAATGTGCAGATTCAGGTGCTCCAGGAGAAGTATGCGACTCAGCACGCAGTCGGTATCGTAGCCTGGTTTGAATTCGATTCCAAGATCACTGACGCACAGAAACTGGCAGTTCTTGCCATGAAAAACGGCTAAGGAGGCAATAAATGAAAGTCAGCGCACTGACCGTGAACGATATAGCAGATTATCTGCGAATCATTCCGGAAGATCTCGATGAGATCGAAAGAAAAACGATGGAAAGCTTTTTGGAGGCGGCAAAACGATATGCAGAAAGTTATACTGGATTGACTGCAGAGGAGATCGATGCTCATCCGGATATCGTTCCGGCCGTGTGCTGCCTGGCCGGGGATCTCTACACAAATAGGGATATGAATCTTACGGGTGGAAAGATCACGCCGAACAGGACCGTTGAGAGCATTCTGAATATGTACAGTATCAATCTTTTATAGGAGGTGAGCCATGTATTCTTTAAATGCAGGCCGCCTCCGTAAAAAGGTGGATATATACGGCTACCAGGAGATGGATTCTGAACTGGGTGGTAAAAAGGTCGTTCTTGCTAAAAGAGCAACTGTATGGGCCGAACTGAGGCCGGTTCGAGGCACCGAGTTTTTGGAATATTATCGGGAAGCCAATGCTTTGCAGTATAAGATTACGATTCGGTACCGCCCGGATTTAACCGAAAAGGATGTGCTGTTATATGGCAGCAGGCAGTTTGAAATCAATTCAATTATCAATATCAATGAGGATAATGTAGCACTGGAAATCTACTGCACAGAATCGAAAGATAAGGTGATAGGGTGAGCGATTTTGAATTTGAATTGAAAGGACTTGACGATTTTACAGCAGATATTGAACGATGTCTGAAAGAGTATCCGGAAGAAACATCAAAAAAGATTTATAACCTGGCCGGAAAGTTCACGAAGGATGTAAATGCCAAATTTCCGTCTGATTACGAAACAGGGAAAAGGTCGCTGCCTAAAAGCTGGAAACGAGAGCGGGAAAAGACGATATTTACAGGATATACAGTCCGTGTGAACATTTCCAATAAAGCGCCGCATTTCCATTTGATTGAGAATGGACATGAAAAAGTGATAACGCCGATGGTGTATGCTATTCATGTGCATCGAAAATCAAATTCTGGGGCAAATCGAAAACAGAAACGATTGAAAAGCGCAAAGTTTAAGCATGAACATCGTGGTTTTGTCCCAGGAAAACACTATTGTGAAAAAACAAGAAACGAATGGCAGGAGACATATCCTGAAGAGATCAGCAAATTCCTGAATAAAATGCTAAAGGACAGAAAATTATGATTAAGCTTGCAGAGTTAAAGCGGGCCTGCAATGAGGTCATATCAAAAACATATCCTGATATAAAAATTTACGGGAACGATACGACAGATGGATATAAAAGGCCTGCGTTTTTTACAGAGATCGTTCCACACGTTTTTGCACACGAATCAAAAAATTATGCTTCCGGAGGGGCAACGTTTAAGGCCACGCTTCTGGAAAAAAAACATGATGAGGCCTTTTGTCTGTCTGTTTACGACAGTATCAAAGAAGCGTTTGGCATGATGCTTCCTGTCGGAAATAGAAAACTTTTGGTTGGAGATATATCGTTTGAATTCATCGGAGAACAGCTGAATATCCTTCAGGTATCTATAGAATTTGACTGGTATGAGAAAAAAGAACGTGTTGAAACAGAGCCGGAAGCAAAAGAACTGGTAGTTTTGATAGAAAAGAAAGGAGACTAAGTAAATGGGAGCACCAAGTGTTAATATCGCATTTATCGAAAAGTCTGCGACTGCGATCCAGAGAGGCGAACGTGGGACAATCGCCATGCTTTTGAAAGAAAGTGCAGTGACAACGGCAGACTATGTAGTGTACTCAGTAACAGATATCCCAAGCAACCTATCAGAAGCAAATAAAACAGCAGTAAAACAGGCACTGACCGGATATCAGACAGTGCCTAAAAAGATCTTACTGCATCTGATCAAAAGCGATTCTGTTGAGTCAAATGGATATGCAGATGCACTTGCTTATTTTGCTACGCAGAAGTGGGATTACCTGGTAGTTCCGACTGTAGAAACAGACACAAAGACAACTGAAGTAGCAAACTGGATCAAAGAGCAGAGGACGGCAGGAATGACCTACAAGGCAGTTCTTCCCAATGTTACTGCAGACAATGAGGGAATCGTTAATGTTACAACCGGATGTAAAACCGGAGAAGTAGAATACAGCGCAGAATCTATGTGCGCCAGAGTTGCAGGGATTATCTGCGGAACTCCACTCACCATGTCCTGTACCTACGCACCACTCTCCGAGATGACAGATTGTGACAGACTTAGTGCGTCAGATCTTGATGCAGCAGTGGATGCGGGAAAGTTTGTTTTTATGTGGGACGGAGAAAAGGTCAAGGTTTGCCGCGCAGTAAATTCATTTACGAGCACAACGGACACAAAAGGAGACAGCTTTAAGAAAATAAAAGTCGTCGATACGATGGATATTATCAAAGACGATATCCGTATGACTGCTCAGGATTCCTACATTGGAAAATATGCAAACAGCTACGATAATAAGTGCTTGTTGGTAACTGCAATCAACAGCTACTTTGCAGGTCTTGTGCGTGATGGTGTTCTTGCATCCGGATCCTGCCAGATTGATTTGGATGCACAGCGCGGTTATTTCGCTGAAAAAGGTGGCAAGGTTGTTGTAAACGGCGAGGAGAAAGCGCTGGAAGATTGCTCTGACGATGAGATTAAGCAGGGAAACACTGGAAGCAAGGTATTTTTGAAGGCAGTTATCAGCATTCTGGATGCAATTGAGGATATCAGCCTGGACATTTACATCGGATAAGGAGGATGCAACATGAATGGTTATGTTCCGGATAACGTTTTTAATGGTACATATGGCGAACTGTGGCTGGATGGAGATTACATGGCAGAAACCGTTTCCTGTAAAGCTGAAGTGGAAATCAGTTATGAATCAATTACCAGAACCCGCAAGCTGATCGATGGTAAGAAAATGACCGGAATGGAGGGAAAGGGCGAGATTAAGCTTCACAAGGTCAGCTCATATGTCACTAAAAAAATGTCTGAGAAGCTGAAAGCCGGTAAAACTCCGAGTTTTACGATCATCACAAAGATTGATGATCCTGACGCGATTGGAGCTGAACGTGCTGCACTGTATGGCTGCAAGTTTGACAAGATGACTTTAGCAGACTGGGAACGCAAAAAGAACGCAGAAGAGTCTTACAACTTTACGTTTGAGGACTGGGAACTGCTTGACGTAACAAAATAAGGAGGCAGATATGGGAAATAAACTGATTGATATCCTGATGGAAACGGATCCTGATAAGTTAGCGAGAAGATCAACGGAAGACATTGAGATTAAGCGCCTGAGTAAATTGTTTGGAAGCCCGTTTACAGTCACTGTAAAGGCAGTCCCAGGCGAGCGTTATACAGAGATTGCCGGAAACATGATGGACGATAACGGAAAAGTAGACTATTCCAAGGGCCACGATGTAAACATGATGATTGCCATTGAAGGAATTGTTTCACCAGACGTAAAAAATAGGGATTTACAAAAGCACTTTGGATGCGCAAGCCCGAAAGATTTGATGGATAAGCTTTTCAACGGCGGAGAGATCTCCAAAATTGCAGATGCTGTTACTGAATTGAGCGGCTATGGCAAAGACACTGAGAAAAAAGTAAAAAACTGATTTACGCGGATCAAGATGTAAATATGATGTACATCTTGTTTCGCGATAAAAACTGGAAGCCTTCCGATTATTTTTCGCTACCATATGGCGAGAAAATAGTTGTGAGGGCTTTTTTGCGCCAGGAAATGGAGGAAAGGGCAGAGGGACAAAGACTGATGAAAGGAGACGGTAGCCTATGAGCAGAGTAATTGATGCTGTAATGCAGCTTACAGACAAGTTTACATCACCGATGAATCACACGATAAAGGCAATGGCATCAGCAAGTTCAGAAGGCAAGCGGATGCGGAAAAACATTGAGAGCGCAGGAAAGTCGATCAATGCGGTAGGAACTAAAATTACTGCATCCGTGACGGCTCCGATCATCGGCCTTGGTGTTGCATGTGGAAAAATGGCATCAGATTTTGAGGATGGCATAGCGAAAGTATCAACGATTGCCGATGTATCTGTGATGAGTCTGGATGCGATCCGGTCAAGCACAATTGATTTATCAAATCAACTGGGAGTTTCTGTTTCTGAAATTTCGGAAGCGCAGTACAATGCCATTTCTGCCGGAGCAGCTACAGAGAAATCTCTGGATTTAGTAAGCACGGCAATTAAAGCAGCAAAGGCAGGATTTACAGATACAGCAACGGCTGTGGATGGACTGACAACCGTATACAACTCCTTCCAGGGGGCTGTGGATTACAGCACATTATCAGATCAGATGCTGCAGACACAAAATTATGGCAAAACCACATTCGGAGAACTGGCTTCCTCGATCGGCCAGGTTACGCCGGTAGCAAACTCGTTAAACGTATCCACGGATGAATTGTTTTCCAGTATTGCTATTCTTACTAAAAACGGTATCAATACTAGCTCAGCTATTACAGGGCTTAAGGCAGCTTATTCTAACATTCTTAAACCTACTGCTGACGCTTCTAAGACAGCAAAGCAGCTGGGAATAGATTTTAGCGCAACGCATCTAAAGGCAGTGGGTTGGGCGAAGTTCATGGAAGAAATCAAGACAAAAGTGAATGGCGACGCCGATGCCATGGCGAAGCTGTTCGGATCAGTCGAGGCATTAAACAGCATGACTGTCCTTGCAGGAGCAGGACTTGATGATTTCAACGTCTGTCTGGATCAGATGAATACAGCTGCCGGACTGACTCAGAAATCCTATGAAAAAATGCTGACGCCTTCTGAACGTTGGAGAATGTCACTGAACAAACTCAAAAATATCGGTATTCAGGTAGGAGAGAAACTTCTTCCTGTCTTCGAAAAAATTACAAACGTGACAGGGATATACGCAGACAAGTTTAGCAGCATGTCGGATGAGCAGGTAAATAGCATCATAAAAATTGCACTTGCCGCTGCATCCATTGGCCCGGCCATAATGATATTTGGTAAAATGGTGATTGGCGTTTCGAAGCTGTCTGGAGCATTTGCTGCGGTTAAAAAAGCCGGTGGAGCTGCGAAACTTGCAATTGCTGCTCTTACCAGTCCGGTCGGAATTGTAATAGGTACAATCATGGGGCTCATTGCTGTGGTATTGATTGTAAGGCGCCATATAGATGTATTTAAGAAATCGCTTAGCACTCTGTCTCCTGTTTTTTCACAGATCAATGGAAAAGTACAGGGGCTTATGGAAAAATTTCAAAGCTTCTGGGCGGTGGTATCGCCTATTGTTTTGGATATAGGTAATATGTTTGGGAGTGTTTTGACAGCAGCGATCGGCGGAATGGTAAATTTTGCAGTAAGCGGAATTGATGTGATTCTGGGAGCAGTAGACAGCCTGACTGTTGTGCTTGGCGGTCTAATTGATTTCATAACAGGCATATTCACAGGAAACTGGGAGAAGGCATGGAATGGAGTGTCTACTATATTCACAGGAATTACAGATGGAATTAAGGGCGTTTTCAAGGGCACAATCAACGGCGTGATTAATGCAGTTAATGGATTCCTGACAGGACTTAACGGGATTAAGATACCAGACTGGGTGCCTAAGGTTGGCGGAAAATCGTTCAGCATTCCATTGATTCCGGCACTGGCAAGAGGTACAGATTCCTGGGGTGGGGGTATTGCACAGGTACATGAGCGCGGTGGAGAGATCATTGATCTTCCGAGAGGCAGCCGTGTGTATCCGCATGACGAATCGATCAGGAAGGCAAGAAACGAAGGAAAGAGAGTATCTTTTTCAATTACTAAACTGGCAGATACAATTATTGTCAGGGAAGAAGAGGACATTGATAAGATTGCCGACAGACTGTACAGAAAACTGGTGCAGGCAGAGGCAAACATGGGAGGTGTGACGTTCGATGGAAATATGGCTTAAACAAAATCGATCTAAACTGAGGCTTCCTGTTCTGCCATCAGGATATAGCGTTACCAGCGCGCAGAATAACACAATGTTAAATGTGAACAGCCTGGGAGAAATACTACTGCTTGGAAAGAGGGGCCTACAGAGCGTGAGCCTCTCTTCCTTTTTCCCAAACAGATACGACAGCAGCTATTGTGAATATAGAAATATTGATTCGCCCAAAGAGTATGTAGAGCAGATTGAAAAAATGAAGCGAAATGGCGTGATCAATTTTACGATTACGGGAGCTCCTGTCCCCAGGAAAATGGTAATAGAGAGTTTTGAGTGGGAAGAAAAGGACGGAACTGGTGACATAAGCTATACCCTGAGCCTGAAAGAATACAGAAAACCAAATATTCCGGTGTCTGTGATGCAGACAGAAGCAGCTCCGCAGCCGGCAGAGGAAACAAGGACACAGCCTGAGCAGAAACAGACTGTAACCTATACTGTGAAAAGCGGAGATTGTCTGAGTACGATTGCGAGAAAAACCACAGGTTCGGCAAACTGGCAGCCTATCTATCAGCAAAATAAAGATATCATCGGAAGTAATCCCAACCGGATAAAGCCAGGGCAGGTATTAACAATTCCGGAGGCGAAAGTATGAAAGTGAATCTGATAAAACCTTCTGAAAATAAAATATATGATATTTCCGATGCCTATGAATCAGTGAGTTGGAGCGGATCTGCACTTTCAGCAGGGAGAAATGCAGAAATAGCATACATCAACGCCCCTACTGATACTAACATTGTGATCCCGCAGATTTCGACAGGAGACTTCCTGGCATTAGAAGAAAACGAGAAAGAGTTTTTTTATGGTCAGTTTATGGGAGCAGAGCGGTCAAGCGAACTGGGAACGATCACGCATACAGCTACAGATTTTATGAAAAATCTTCTGGAGTCAGAAGGAATGTATAATTTCAAAAATAGAACTCCGGAGGACATTGCTGCGCAGGTTTTGACGGATCTGCAGATTCCAATAGGAGAAATTGCAAAAACAGGGATCAACATCAAATCTATGATTTGTGATGGGACAGCTCCATACGACATTGTAATGTCGGCGTATACGCAGGCTTACCGAATCGGTGGGAAAAAATATTTTCCAATGATCTGGAATAGAGCATTTAATGTTTACGAAGCAAACTGGATCGTCACTAATTTTGAGCTGTCAGACGATAGCAACATTACAAAAGCGTCTATTTCAGAGTCTATGGATTCGGTTAAAAACAGGATTTCAATCTATGACGAGAATGGAAAACAGATTGGAGAAATCAAAGATGATGCGAGTATACAGACGTACGGAGTGTATGCTGCTGTGTATAAACGCGAAGAGGGAGTTGATCCAAATGCAGCAGCGAAAACTATTTTAAAAGTGCTGCCATCCCAGACGATCAAACTGGAGGCAGTTGGAGATATCAATTGTCTGAGCTGCTATGGGGTTAATGTCAGAGATACATCCACAGGGCTTTTGGGGCGGTATTGGATCAGGTCCGATAAGCACACATGGAGCGCAGGAACCCACACAATGGAGCTGGAGCTTGCATTTGAGAAAATCATGGATGAGAAGGAAATAACCGCAGAGGAGGGGAAGTAGTGTCAAGCTATGAGGATATAGTCGTTTTGATGAGAAAACAAGGGAATGTCGGAGCATCAAAAGGAATCAGGATTGCGGTAATGACAGGGCCTAAATCCTGCGAGATTGAAGGCCTTAAGCTGGACGGCCCAGACCTGTATATTCCTGATCGACTTCTGTCAAAAATGTGCACAGGTGTTGGTATATCGTCTGATCATGAAGATAAAAGCACATACAGTCCAGCTCTTAAGGCGGGAGATCTGGTAGCAGTCTATAAATTGAATGATGCCAAATACATAATTATAGACAGGGTGGTGAACGGTTCGTGAGTATTCTTCCATCTTTTATATCAAATGATATTGTAAAAAAATCAAAAGATGAGGCTACGATTATAGAGATGCCGAAAGAGTATGGCATTGACTATGCGACAGGCCAGCTCACAGGCGAAATCGTGGAAGGAATAGAGGCTATTAAAATATGGGTGTGGCTGTGCTTACACATTGAGAGATATCGCTATCCTATCTATCCTTGGAGCTATGGCTGTGAACTGGAGCAGTATATAGGACAGGTTGTCACAGATGAGTATTTACAGACGGACTGCAGGGCAGAAATTGAGGAAGCGCTGACAGTTAATCCTTGGATTACTGGAATTAGTGATTTTTCGGCATCAATTCAGACTGGAAAACTCAGAGTAAAATTTACGGTTTTGACAAAAATAGGTGAGGTGGATATCAATGTATGAAAATATGACATATGATTTTTTGCTACAGACTATGCTGCAGGAAACAGCGAATGATGTGCAGAAGATTCCCGGAACTCTGGTATACAATGCACTGTCCGCCCTAGCATTTGAATTGGAAAAATTATATATTCAGGCGGACTATATCATAGGACAGGGATATGCGGACACTGCAGACTACGAAAATTTGGTAAGGATTGCGGGAAACCGAGGCATTTACCCCAAAGAAGCAACGCACAGTATCTTTAAAGCAGAGTTTAACGTTGCTGCACCGATCGGATCACGCTTTAATCTAAAGCAATACAATTATATTGTTAGTGATGTGATCGAAGCAGAAAAAAATACCTATAAAATGACCTGCGAATATGCAGGAAGCGAGCCAAACGAACTCTTGGGGGAGCTTACACCCATTACATATATTGATGGACTGGAAAGTGCAAAACTGACCGAATGTTTGGTCGCTGGAGAGGATGCCGATTCAAGGGAAACACTGTATAAAAGATATATAGAGAGTTTCACATCGGATTCGTTTGGTGGGAATGTAGCGTCATACAAGCAGTATTTCCGCGAACAGGATGGAATTGTCGATTGCAAAATATATCCTGTCTGGAACGGCCCTTTGACCGTCAAGGCAGTGCTTCTTGGGGCTGGGTACACGGCACCTACAGAATACCTTATCAAACAGATTCAGGAAGACTGCGATCCGGAACCGGGAGAAGGGTATGGATTTGCTCCAATTGGACATAAGGTGACGGTAGAGGCGGTCACAGAATTGAAGATCTCGGTTGAAACACATATCACTTTTGCTGGTGGATATAATTTTGAAACATCAAAAGAAGAGATTAAAAAGGCAGTAGAAAGTTACTTCTTGGAAACCAGGAAAACGTGGGCCAGCAACGAAACACTGACTATGTATATATCCAGGTTGGAAAGTGCGATTTTAAACGTTCAGGGAGTGATCGACGTGTCGGGAACTACATTGAACGGAAATGATCACAATCTGACATTAACAGCAGATCAGATCCCGGTGTTAAGTGAGGTGACAAATACATGAGTGATATTTCTACATCCATAAAATATTATCTTCCTGATATCATCCATCAAATCAGGGAATATCAGGAGATAGAAAAGAAATACGATCATAATATTGTCACTGCCATTTCACAGTTGAACCGAATAGAACAGAACCGATTTCTCGACGGCCTGGACGAATATGGATGTGAAAGAAATGAGCAGATTCTAGGAATCATCCCAGATCCATCAGATACCCTGGAAGACCGCAGGAGCAGAATCAGAGGATATTACACTTCCAACAAACCGTATACGATCAAGAAATTAAGGGAAGTGCTGGGGGCCATGTGTGGAGAGAATGGATATATTCTGACAGTAGATACAGAAAATTACATCGTGAAGGTCGCAATAAAACTGGAATCAAGAAGACTGGTCGACAATGCAGATGAGTTAGTCAGAAGAATGGTTCCTGCGAATTTGATAGTAGATGTATATCTGCTATACAATCAGAATATTTCGTTTAAAAAATATACACATGGAGAACTGAAAAAATATACACATTATCAGTTGAGAAATAATCTTGAATTTCAGGAGGGAATGAGAAATGAATCAAAGTACAAATTATAAATTTAATCTGCCATCAGACGATGATTTCTACGATATTAATCAACAGAATGAAAACTGGAATAAGGCCGATGAAAAATTAAAAAATCTGGAAGATAAAAAAGTAGATGCTACCGGCGGCGACACAGCAGAAACAATAGTTTCTGATTTTGAAACATCAGCAGAGAGTTTTCCAGTACCCGCGGCCAAAGAAAAAGCAAAAACCGGCTGGGGCAAAGTAAAAAAATTCGGAGAGGATTTCAAGGCATGGATGACCGGCGTATGTCTCTTAGGGCATATTGTAAACAACTGCGTCACCAATAACCCTAATCTGCCGCTTTCGGCGGCTCAGGGTAAGGCCTTGATGGACCTTTATACTGTGCTCAATACCAAGGCACCGAAAAAAGATGAGGAAAATGTTTTTAGCACAATGCAGTTCCTTGAATCTAGCAATTTTGGCGCTGGAGCAGGTAATGCTGCTGTTACCATACGAGCACGGACAGATATCAATCCCTCTTCCAGACCAGGAATACATATGGATTGCTTCAAAACGGGTGGCGCAGTGCTCTACTTGGACACTGACATGAAATTGAAATTGCTTATAAATGACAGTACTACCAAGATAATAGCCACTGAGTAAAACAATCAAAAAACGATGCTGCCTCGCATACGGACCTCCGCTTGTGGTATTGCTGTGCCGTTTAGCGTCTCCAAGCGTATCTCTCCAGCAGGGGTGATCCGTATCAGAAGAAAGCGATTTCCGGTCATATCATAACAGTAGCTATATACATCCTGTTTAATATGCATATATTGAGCTGGAATATTTCCAATTATAGAATCCGTTAAGGAAGTCGGATATACAAATGCCTGAATGGAGTATATGTACTGTCCATTGCTATACTGAGTGATGTTGTGAAAACCAGTAGATATATAGTCTGGCTTTGTAGATACACCATCCCGATCTGGAATATCATAGGTGGCTACAATAGATTTTTCTGAGAGCTTGGTATTGCGCACAATATGTAAGAAAATTCCGGGCCTGAAAGGGCCTTTTATAATACATAAAAATACAAATTATTAGAAAGGAAGGATGCCAAATGGAAAAAATCAAAATCCATGATACTGAATATGAAATCATCAGTATTATGCCGGCAGCCACAAACGTGCTGCGGATTGAATTTGCAGACGCAGTGCCGGAAAAATGGGGAGATATCACCACATATACAGTTGGTGGGATGGAAGCCGGCTGCATCAGTGGATATGACACACTGTATCGTGCAGATGGTCAGATGATCTACCTGAGTAATGATGGCAGTGTGTATGAGCCGCCAGAAGAGCAGGAGCTGATCAATAGGCCGATGCTGATCGAGGAGGCGGAAGGATAATGGAATACATAGAGACGATCCTCGCCATTTGCGGAGGAATAAGTATTATAGGTGGAGCCGGTGCGGTTATCGTTAAGGTAATCAAGCCGGCTTTTCATCTGACAGCACGAGTCCAGAAACTGGAAGAGCATTCGGACAAGGATTACAAGCGTCTGGTTGCTCTGGAAAATATGCAGAAACAGCAGTCCAAGAGTCTTGCGGCTCTGCTTAATCATCAGATCACTGGTAACGGAGTAGAGGCCATGAAGCAGATCCGGGACGAATTGCTGGAATCTATCATAGATCAATGAAGGGAGGTGAGGAGAATGAAAGAGAAACTGGCGAAGCTGATTGATGTGAAGTCTATCATGACTTTGGCACTGACTGCGGGTTTTGTGGGTCTGACCTGTACCGGAGAGATTTCCGGGCAGGAATACCTTACAATCTTTACTATGATTGTAGGGTTCTACTTCGGAACTCAGACACAGAAAGCAGAGAAGAAGTAAGGAGGTGATCCATCTATCTCCCGATTCGGCAGGGTTAGAGCCGGAAAGAAACTATCACATAGTATTTAAAGGAAAGAGAGGACAAAACTATGGCAAATTTAACAGGCAAACATCAGGACAAAATACCAGGAATGGGTGGATATGTAAATGCAGGACCAGATCTGCAGCCCAAGCAGCCAACGCCGTATCTGTACGACGCCCCATGTGATGTACCGCATCCGGACAAGCACCAGAGCGGTGTGGGCGGTCCATCTGATCGCAATAACAATGGCGTGGATGACAGTGAGGAGTAAGCTGTGCGACGTCGCAACGCAGATAGGCCCTGGGGGAATCTCTGGGGTCTGTTTACATAGAATAAAGCAAAGGAGACGAACCTATGGAAATAAAGGGTATTGATGTGAGCAGTTATCAAGGTATGATTGACTGGGAGCAGGTGGCTTCGGCCGGATATAAGTATGCGGTTTTGCGTTGTATTACCCGAAGTGGAGCAGACTATCAATTTGAGCGCAATTATACACAGGCAAAAAATGCAGGGCTGAAAGTGGGAGTTTATGCATTTTCGTATGCCTTGACGGAAGATCAGGCAGTAAAAGAAGCGGAACGGGTAGCGAATCTATTAAATGGCCGTGTGTTAGAGCTACCAGTATATCTGGATCTGGAATGGGGAGAACAACGTAAATTAGGAAAAGGAAAGCTTACAGCCATTGCACAGGCATTTTTACAGACGGTTAAAAATAACACGAAATATCAGGTAGGAATCTATTGTAATACAGACTGGTATAATAATGTACTGGATTCATCAGCGTTACCTTATGATTACTGGATTGCCAGCTATGGAATCAACAACGGAAGTCCAAATCGGCGGCCAGATGTACCCGGAATGACAGCCTGGCAGTATACCAGTCAGGGGAGTGTGCCAGGAATCTCCGGAAAAGTGGATCTTGATGTTTTCTATAAAGAGTATACAGATGCAGAACTGGAAAAGAAATCCGGCTGGCAGCAGGAAGATGGCGGCTGGCGGTATTACCTCGGCAACGGTCAACCGGTTCGCAACGATTGGTACTGGTACGAGGGCAAGTGGTATTGGTTTGATGGCGCAGGTATGATGGTACATGATGTATGGTACAAGTATAAAGATCACTGGTACTATCTGGGCGCTGACGGCGCCATGGTAACAGGACAGCAGACCATAGACGGTAAGTGGTACATTATGGACGATGAGGGCCGGATGATGGGGGAGCCGGTGACGCTTACGCCGGATCAGGATGGGGCGCTAAGATGGCCCGGGCTGGTAGAATAAAGCAAAAAAAAAGAAGTAGCAGGGACGATATGGGTGTGGTATAATTCAAATGTTACCGCCTCCGAATCTGGTGACAGAAGGGAGGTGTTTCATTTGGATCACATTCTATCGTTTATCGTCGCCGTTGCGGCTGGTGTAACCTGCCACTACATCATCAAATGGTTGGACGGCGATAAATAACCGGTAACCAGCCTGTGGGGTTAAGCCTTCCCATTGCCAAAAGTAGGAATAAAAAAGCTGAAGGTCTGACACACCTTCAGCTTTTTGGTTACCAATGAAAGATAACCTCAT